CTTGAAGATGAATCATCGAAACCGAGATTCATCTTGGCAAGCTCGTCAGTCTGCTCCTTCGTGAGACTACCTTCCGCTGCACCAGCAAGCAGATCCTTGAAATACTCACTCGGAGGAGTGACTGAGTTGACGAGACTCTCGGGATAAGGCTGCTCACGAACAACCTTATTGTCGATGTAATACTGGAACTCTTCGTCAGTCAAGTCCAGATCACTTGCACTCACACTCTCACCGAGTCCGATGACCTGCATCTTGCCCTTGTCATCTGGCTCCGTTTGAATAGGAGACCAAGCGTAGTAAGCCATGATTAGCCTCCTTTCTTAGAACGCGGATGCGCTGAACGCAGTAGTGATGAGGTAGCCAGCACCAGCAGCGACGATCTTGGTGTCATACTTCCAGTTAGAGCGGACAATATCACTCTTGCGAGCCTCTTCACGCCAACGCTCAACCGGGCGAGTCATACCAACGGGGTAAAGCTGTGCGAACGTCTTACCGAAGGTGAACGTGCGCTGACCAGGAGTAGGATCAACAATACCGATCCACACGTCCTTGCCCCAGAAGCTAGTCATGCTTGCAGTAGCATCCAGGTTGTTTGCAGCGTTATAGAGAGAATCAACCATCACGATGTTGCCCTGGAAACCAGTGAGAACCTGGAACGCATTGGGAATCGAGAGGGCGAAGTTCTTGAAGCGGTCAACCACACGCGGGTGATTCTCGATGTACGAGATACCCTGCGTAGGAATGACGAGCGTGTTAGGCCACCGGAGAGTAGCGGCATACACGGCACGCATGGCTGTCATGATGTTTCCGACAGGATCAGAGATGATCGTTGACGGAACACCAGCCGTACCATACGTGATGTTGTCCCACTGAGAAGTACCAGAGAGAGTGGTCTTGTTGTTCGCGCCGTAGTTCGCGGCGTTGCGAATCAGTGTTGAGACTTTGAACTCGTGATTGAGAGAGATATCACGGTTACAAAGTGCAAGAGCATCACCCTCAGGATCGAGTTGCAGAGCACCACCAAACACGGGATCTGCAAGTCCACCCTGAGAATAAAGCTCCTGGCGCTCTTCATCATGAACAGGAGCCTGTAGCGAATGCTCCTTAGTCTGGAACACATCTGTGCTCCACTTAGCACCGCGAACCTCATGCGCCACCGTACCAGGCTCACGACGATCTTCTACGAGGAGCCAATGCTCACGTCCAAAGACGCGATACTGGCCTGACTGTGTTCTGACTGGAGTTTCAGGAAGGATCGAGAGAGCGTAAAAGTTGTTCTCAGGATAGCCCACGCTGAAGTTGCTCAGAACGGGATCTACGTAAAGTCCACTTGGATCATACATTCCGAACCTCCTTTCAGCCTAGGCGAGTCCACCAGCGACGTTGACAAGAAGTGAAATCCTGTCACCGGCGTTGGTTGAAGGATGACCAACACACTGACCTACGATGCGCTTACCACTAGCACCCACAAGTGGGCTTACTTGACCAGTGGTTTCCAACGTGCAAAGCTGACCAACAGCGATTGCACCGTTAGCCTCAGCTTCGGTGACACCCATGACACGCACAGATGCACCCTTACCACGTGTGAGTTCAGAAGTAATCACACCGAACTGCTCGAAGCCGATGATGACGTCAGTGATAGCAGCGACGGGTGCCACTGTCTGTGCAGCAGTTAGCTTCACCGCACGGAACTTGGTGATAGCTACAGATGCGTCAAAACCAACATCGAGTACGAAGTTTCCCCATGCCATTGGTTATCCTCCTTCCTGGGGATTAGGCAGCTTGAGTTGCGCGATAGGCGTTGGCAAGATCAGGCTTACGCTTAGCAGCTTCCTCCATCGCAACACGGTAATCCTCGAAACCATCTTCCTTCTGAACCTCAGCGATAAACTCCGCAAATGCCTTGCGAGCATCACGCAGACCACTGAGAGTTGAAGTATTGATGATCTCTGCTTCGTTGGTTGCTGAGGAACCGACTTCGCCATACTGGACAAGTCCACCATCCATGATGGTCTTGACAGCTTCCTCGAAATCAGCGACAGTAGCAGTACCTTCGCTGAACTTGATGTGAACTTCAGACAGCTTGCTAAGAGCAAGAGCAGACAGACCCTGCTTGCTGGGCACAGTTCCCTCACCCTGCGGAATCATGACAGTCTTGACAGACTCAGCAAACTGAGTTGCACCAGTCTGACGATCACGCGCGAGAAGCTCCTGATGCTCACGCCAATACTGCGGATACTTCTCAGCAAACTCCTTCTCTTCTGAGCTTGCATCCACAGCATCGCGAAGTGCCTTCCACTCACTGAATGCAACCTTCGCAGGCTCGAAGAACTCTTCGCCAGGAGTATCCGGCATCGTGATACCAAGCAGACTGTAAAGCTGACTAGTCTGCGCTGGCGTCAAAGTAATGCCTTCCACGCTATCCTCCTTTCCCGCTTCATCGTTTGCAGTCTCACTCATGTTTGTATTCGGTGGCTTGCCTTTCACACCTTCGATGTTGGGATCACTCAAAGGTGTAGGAAGTGGATCACGCCGCCATCCACCGACAATCGCAAGATCATCTTCACCAGCTTGATCCTTACGTGGGGGTGGAGGATTGCTTAGTCCAGGCTCAGCATGTTCCTCTTCCTTATGCTCACCCATCTCGTATCCTACATCAAAGCCTACAGAGTGAAGCAACTCGAAAGCTTCAAACACGCCATCAGGCATACCTTCTGAAGCTGCCTTCTGACTACCACCAAGCAACCTGCGAGCCTTAGCCTGTAGGGCGGCTTTCTTTGCTGCACTGATTCCCTTCATCTGAGGGATACGCGCGATGGCATTCCTCAGATGCGGAAGATCAATCTTGCCGCTTGCATCCTTGTACGGTAGATGACGTTTGCTTTTATCCGTAGCGGCACCGGCCTCGACGTACAGGAAAGCCGAATTGGGAAGAGAGTTAATGTACTTGGTCGTCCACACCGCAAACTCACGCTGAGTATCCTCGTCCAACTCTTCCCACATAGCTTCGGAAAAGTTGATGGGCATGGTACGCTTAGCGACTGGTCTATTAGTAAGACCACCGCCCAAGATGACGTCAGGGATGAGTTCTCCCTTATCGTCAACGTACTCGTCATCCCACTCAAGTGACCAGTATTTCCACTTCCCATCCTGAATTTCCTTTTTGGCATCGTCTGTGAAATCAACTTTAGCCCACAACGATACCTGCCCAGGATCGTCACTTGACTTGTCTATCTTGAACTCCTTGTACCAGCCCGATGCTTGGAGTCCCTTAGCTGTATCACGTCCATGCTCGAAGTCAGTTGCAATCTCCTGCCCACGGACGTTGTTCGTGAAGTTGGAAATCATACGTTCCAACTTATCGGTTGTTACAGGAATCTCACCGTACTGTGGTGTGGTGTAAACACGCGCAGGTAGGGCTTCGATCCAACCATCGCTTGATTGCGGAATTTCAGTTACTGCGGTTTCTAGCATTCGGAGTAATCACCTCCATTTCTTCTAGTTTCCGCAGGTGCTTCCATTTCGGTTGGAGTGTCATGCAGTCCTCAAGTGTTACTCCCGTCCTTGTGTAACTGAGGATGCGGTACAAATTGGTTCCATCCGTGAGATACGTGCCAACACGGATATAGCTGCTACTGAGGCGCGCTAATAGGTCTACCGACATTACCCTGACCCGAGTTGTTACCCTTGATATTGACGTTGCCTTTACTTCCTGCTCCGTTGGTGGCTGGTGTAGCCCCCGCACCATTACCACCAAACGGAGCAGGCTGGGCCGTGGGCGTCGGCTGCACGTAGTCACTCGGATTCTTGCGCGGCATATCGAATACTGCGCGAATCCAATCTTCTGTTTGAATATCCGGCGTAAGACCGCCCTGTGCGAAGAGATTTGAGAGAGCTGAACCGAGCATTTGTAGATCACGTGTCTCTCCGATATTCCTGACATTCACCTTAGGGAACTGAGTTGTTGGGTAATTCCAGACAACCAACTCAGGAACGAGATACATGTTGTAGGAGTCAGCGATGTAGTTCGCGATGTGCCTCAAAGACTTCATAAACAAGTCAGCCTGTGTAGCACCCGTAGCTCTGGCTCCTGATGTACCTTGCAGACCCAACGCCATGAACTCAGCCATGACATTCAGCAGAATCATGGTGTTATGATGCCCGGCAGATTCCAGAACGTTCACGAGATTCCCGTGAACCTCCTTGAACTCCACATCAACGTTGGGTGTGAGAATCATGAAGCTCTCCTCATTCGACCTCAAGTTCTTGAGCATCGTGCGGAGAGCTTCTTTGTCATCATTTGTAGCCGCCGGCCCGATGGTACCAGCAGGGACACCAAGGCTATTGCGCTCTTTCTGGATAGCGTCGATCTTGTAGAGATGCGTTTTGTAATACCAGTGGGAGTATGCTGTCCTAAGCACGCTACGGCCTGTCAAATCACCGCCATTGCGCGAGAACGTGAAAAGCATGATCTTGGAGATATCCAGGTCTACATTCTCAACCGACTTATCTGCTCGAACAGCTCCTTGTGTGACTTTCGTCGGCCCACCATTGTCGTCATACGTAATCATGCCAATTGTGCTCGCAGGCCGTATACCGAGCTTTTTGAGCATGGTGAACTGTTTTGTGTTCCTACCCTTACCTTTCGGCGACCATTCCCGAAGTTCGTAGACTTTCTCAAGGATACTATAACCATCCTCGAAGAAGTGGAGAATGTCCTCAAGTGAGTTAAGGAACGGCGCTGACATGCCCTCAAACAGGTTTGAGCCTATGAATTCAGCTATCTCTTGGTTGATAGGCTGGTCATCATAAGGCTCTATGTAGAACTCAGCGCCCAATACTGGCGTCTTTAGTACGCGCAAACTGACGTCAACCGCCGCATCAGTCTGCATTCTCGTGTAAGCTACTAGCCGCTGGTAAGGCGATGCTAGCTCAGGTACGATTTCCCTGATGATTACGGGCTGTGATGAACCAGTCTCAGCCCCCAACTGTGGCTGCGGGATGGAAGGGTCGTTAACCTGACCCGATGTATAGGTCGTACCAACTTGCGCCTTACGCGCGGGACGCAGGATACGTGGTCTAGGCATTATTTAGTTTTCGCCTTAGGGGCTAAAACTGGGGCCTTGTTAGCAACCCCCTGCACAGGAGTCAGCTTTGTCACGCCAGTGGGTGCATTCACCGCAAAGCTCTTGAGCATGGGCATTCCGTACAGTTGAGCGGGGTCATACATCAGAGTCTGATGAGATCATCGAGTGTGACAGGGTTATTCAACGTGAAGAAATCTTCGGACTCACTACCTCTGTATTTGTGACCATACACATCAGAGAAGTGCATCCCTGCACCAGCGATGAAGTATGGCCCAATGAAGTAGCGGAAGGCATCAACAGCATGGTCATCGACCTTATGCTGGATATTGCCATCACCCACCATTTCTTGCAAGTCGAACTTAGCCTGACGCCCCATCTCCTTCACATGCAACGTCGCCATCTGACGAATCAAGTTAGTGCAAGATGGATCAACTGTGATTTGCGGCGGACGAGCCTGCAACATGCGCTTTATTTGTTCAATGGCAAGCTTCCATCGAACGTCCTCGAACCCCACATGCCCATAAGTTGGGAATGCTAGCGCAAGTGTTGCAGCCTCGTCAGCACCGCGTGGATCACCCCACATGGCATCTACTCGGTAGCCGGAGGGGTTGGCACGGTCACGCAAGTAGATGCCATGCTCCATAGTGGAGACATTCGACTTGTAGTATTCCCTCCATACGTGGACGGCTAGGTCAGATTGACTGCGGCTATCAACCTGTATGTCCAAGCATACAAAGGGATTACTGAAGCCATAGTCGAATGCGAGGTAGTTGGGAAGAGAAGGATCGTACACATGCGGTGAAATGTGTACCGCGTCATCCCACTCTTCCAATATGGCGCCTGTACGGGTCGTGAACAGAGCGCCATATTCTTGATCGAACCATTGCTTACTTGCTACCCGTTTAACACGCTGGATTTCAGGATCGTCATACCCGCCAGGGAAGCGAACCTTGTTTTCCCAAGTTGGGAAGTTCCACGACTTATACAGCCCTCTAAGTAGTGGATTAAGGCTAGCTTCCTGACCTAGCATATACAAGCCGTGGTACCAATTGTAGCCCTGCGGCGTGCTTGGAAAGTCGCACGTACCACGAAGGTCAGAGAGCGCAGGTTCTACAAATTGTTCCCACGTAGCCCTAGTGTGGCGTGCAGCCTCACTCATGCAAGCATGGCTCAGCGCTTCACCAAGTAGGGCGTCAGGTTTATCAGCGGAGACAACTTCGATGTGCGAGTTCCAAGGAGTGACGATGTACATGTCACCCTGATGAGGACTGTAAGCTTTACGGCAGTATTTGAGGATACCGAGCTTCTGGTAGTCATTCCATACCACCCGAAACTCTTTCTCGCCCAACTTATATGTTGGCCCAACGATCCAGTTCCAGGTATCAGGCTTGAATGCCTTGAGTCCCATACGATGACCAGCGGGTAGACTCTTGCCATATCGTCTACCGCAACATGGGATATTGAAGCGTATCTTGCTGAAGAGGTACTCAGCCTGTCCAGGTGAATGTGGCTTGAACCCTACCTTCTTGTAGTAGAGTTCATCACTGATACCTGGCTCTACATTGGGCGGGTTGATTGCTAGGGCCATGTGGTGTGTGGTTTATTCGTTGGGATTGAGTGGGGCGGGTGATGGACTCTTGGTAAGTTCACGCATCAGATCCTTGATGGGATCGCCTTCGCGGACAGCTTCGTCAAATGCTTCCTTGATGATGAACTGACTAGCGCGTAGTCTTACACTATCGCTATCCGAATTGTGAGCAAGCCACACGACCTGCAAAGCTGCGTCTTGCACGTTCTTCTTGAAGAAGTCGCGAGTGTGGGTTTCCACGTCAGCAGGTGTATCATGGGCCTGTGACTCAGCGAACTCTTGTCGTAGAGCCTCGGCGTAAGCGTTAAGCTCAGCCATCAATGATTCATCAGTCACCGCCGGCTCCTGGGCTGTGTCTGATTTGAGTGATTCGTCTGATTTCTTGGGTAGGGGTTCGGGCTTCTCCATGCCGAGAGTATACCTACGTAACGAGGTCAAATGGCGAAAGCTGTCCACTCTTGAGTATTCTGGGTCAAATGACACCAGATTCGTATGGGTCACATTGGCTTCCATAAAGATTTGCTACATTCAGGAACTTAGCCGCAAACCCCGCATGGATACAGGGGTTTACAGTGTCTTGCCTTACATTCGGCGCGCTGTGCGCGCCTGTAGCGCCGCGCGAGGCGCGCCTAGCACACAGCTAGGCGCGCCTACCAGCGTGGCGCGTGTGACGCGCCTACAGCGTGTCAGCCTCTCCGTACACAGCCACGCTCGCGAGCAGCGCGACGCGGCGCTCATCGGCGCGCTGTGCTTGCACCGTGGCGCGCCGCGCGGCGTGGCGCTGTGCGCGTACCGCTGTGTAGTCAGACACGGGGCGCACCGTGTCCATGATGCGCCCGTCGCGCCACTCGTTCATCATGCGCCCGTGTGGCCCTGCATGGGTGACGCGCACCGTGGCGAGCGTAGGCGTGTGGCGCACCGTGTCCATGAGCCACGCGCGCTGTTCGCGCGTGAGCGCCGGGTGAGTGGCGTGGCCCACCACGATGCGCGCGGGCATCGGGCGCAGTAGGGCTGTGGGCGCGTGTGCGTCACGCTGTGACACGCGCGACGCTGCGCCCGTCACGCCACGCATACCGGACGCGCCGCGCTCACTGTGGCGCGTGTCCAGCGCGGGAGTGAGTCCACGCCACGCGGGGATCAGCGCGGCGTGTGCGGCCGCGTGACGGTTCGGCCGTGCATCGGCGAGCGCCACGATGCCCGCTGTGCGCTCGCGCGCCACCGTGTCGCGCACGAGCCGGATCAGCCCGCGCGTGTCGCGCGTGAGTCCAGCGGGGTAGCTGTGGGCGCGTGTGGGCGCGAGCGGGGCGCGTGTGTCCAGCGCCGTAGCGTGTGGCGCTGTGTCGGGCGCGTGTGAGCCCTCACGCGGCGCGAGCGTGTCGTGTGGGTACAGCGCGCGTGTGCGCTGTGCGGCGCGTGCCTCGCGTGCCTCGCGTGTGAGGCGCGACAGCCACAGCGCGAGCGTGAGCGGTACCCACAGCTTGCGCCCGTGGCGTGTGTGGAGCGTGTGATAGGTGATAGCAGCGTGCATCGTGTCTAGCCTCCGTGTGTAGGCGCGGCGTGTGTGCCGCGCGCGTGTGGGTGAGACACCACTGTAGCTGTGTGTGAGTAGCCTTTACAGAATCCTTAGACTTAGGATTGTGGCCCAGCTACCTTACCGATTGTTCGCGCCGATAGTGTGGCGCGCACACGGTGGGCGCGTGTGATCGTTGCGCGTCACCATGATCGTGTCACGCGATTATGGTGTCACACCATTATTGCACGGTGTCATTATGGTGCCGCGCCATTATGGTGTTTCACCATGATCCGCCGGCGCTATTATGGTGGCGCGCAATAAATGGCGCAAGTCCGCTGTGATCGCAAGTTTACAAAATCTTCAAACATAGGATTGCAAGCCAGCTATTCTTATGTTTGTAAGCAAGTGAACGGGAGGCAAACAGTGAAAGCACTTCGCGAGAGTGAAGTGCGCGCGCTGCTAGCAACCCCAGCACAGAGCCAAGTCAAACTTGCGTTTATCGCAAGTGACGAGGGCTTGACAAGTGTGCCTATGTCGAGTGTCAAGGCTAGCGCGCTTGGCAAGTTCGAGGGCAAGCAGGGTACTAGCAAGCGTTCGCGCAAGGGTGTCGTTCGGATACAACCGAACGGTTGGCGGAAATACAACGACACCGATGCTACGGTGGTTGCGTATCAACTGTAGTGTCTGACGGATTCGCAAAGGTACTCGGAAGCTTATATCGCAACAACTCAGAGAGAACAGAACACGTGTACGTGCCAAAAGCCCAGTAGCCGGGCGGAGAGCCAGATATTAACAAATGTAGTAAGCTTATATCGTAAGATATAGGTGCGTATTAGTGGTACTACCGGCTACAGTTTACAAACACGAACATATGTACGATTGCGCAAATGAAGCCAATCGAGCATATCGCTGGGTTCAAGCCTGTCGTGCAAAGCCTATTGACAAAGTAGGCTTTGTGTGATAGACTCGAAAGGATGGTCAAGCAAGTGAGCAAGTTCGAGTTGGCCTACTACA